GTTACAAAAGACGATGAAGTCTTAAACGCAATGTTCAATGTCAAAAAATCAAACAAGTTCGGTGAAAGAACCGGCGGCATGACAGAATTCAGCAGTTTCAGCATTGTCGATGAAGGCGCGGCAGCAGTGGCCGACGAACTGCAGGAAGGTTACGCAAAACTCATTCAGCATTATCAGTTCAGCAAGTCGTTCACAATCACCCGTGAAATGATGGACGACAACAGGCTTGACGATGCGAAAGTAATCGCAGCTAACTACATGAAATCGTACAAGCGTTCCAGACTCGAATTTGCGACTTCTGCGCTTATCACAGAAGGAACAACGTTTGCTTTCGGCGGGAAAACGCTTGACAAAACGACTGGCGATGCGAAAGCACTGTTTGCGACAGACCACCCGGGCAAAAAGTCCGGTATTGCGGCGCAGTCAAACGTGTTTACCAATGCAATCGGAACAGATGTTGTTATGCTGAATCGCCTTGCGAACATTGGCAGAAACTACAAAAACGATTCCGGCGTAATCAACGGTTACACCTATGACACGATCATCATCCCGGGAAACCTTCCGACCGTTGAGGAACTTTGCAACAGAATCATCGGAACTGCGGGAGTTGTCGGAAACGCCAACAACGATATCAACACGCAGAAAGGTAAATGGCGGCTGATCGTCAATCACAGATGGGAGGCGGCAAGCGGAACAGCACCGTATATCCTGATGTCCAGTGAAGCAAACGAAGCACTCCGTGGTAACATGTTCTACAACAGAGTAGACCTTGACATCAAAAACGAAGTTGATTTGAAAACGAGAAACTTTGACTGGAACGGTTACGCGAGAAACGGATGCGGCTTCTTTAACTGGCGGCACGTTATCCTGGGCGGCGCACAGGCTGGAACGACATTGTCGTAAGAAAGGAAACGATTATGATTCCTGTAAACCCAAAAGTAGGCGATTTGTTTGTTGACGATGGCAGAGAGTATGAAGTTACCGCGATTGTTGATTTTGAAAGATTCGAATCAAAAGCTACAGGAAGATTCGGTCTTTCTGAAAGCGATGAAGAACTGGCATGTCAGTATTGCGGTAAAGTATGTAAAAGCGCGCTTGGACTTTCGTCACATGAACGTAATTGCCCGTCCAACCCAAACAAAGGGGGTGAAAAATAAATGGCATCAGAACCCACAAGATACAACGCACTCGAAATAGCCGAAAGCATTTCGGCACCTGCGCTTACCGGAGCATTAACCGGCAACGTAACAGGTTACGTTGCTGGAAATGTCACAGGCAACGTCACGGGTAACGTAACCGGCTATGCATTGAAGTCAGAAGCGAGAACAGCGACCGCTGACGGTACTGGAACAGGCACGATTTCAGCAGGGGTAACGTCCGTTGTCGTAACGTGCGACGATGCGAACAAAATCATTATACTTCCTGCTCCGGTAGTCGGCTTGGAAATCACGCTGACCGGAAATGCGACAGGATACGAACTCCGATCCTCTGCGCCTGCGACTATCGCTATTAATGGTGGTGTTGGCGCAGCAGCAGAATCGGCAGTCGGCGCAAACGTCGATGTAGTCGTCAAATGCATGTCTGCAACTTCATGGAAAGCATGGACAATCGCAGCTGCCGGAACATGGGCGGCACTCGAAGCAGCGGCCTAACCAAAGGGGGATAAATTCCCCCTTTTTCACGTTAAAAGAATAGTCCGGGGCAGTACCGGTAAACGTGACCGAAAAGGAGAACAAAATGACTTGGGATGATGTGAGAATTGCCACGCTGCAAAAGATATTTGCAATAACCGGAAATACGCTGTTGCAAAATTCGTCTACAAATCCGTACATATACTCAATGCCGCAAGTAGCAAATGAGGCATTGCAGATTTTGTCTACTGCCGGAAGGTATATTGTAAAGGATTACGAGATTGTGCAAACTCCCGTTTCGAATCTTTTAGGCGATATGCTTTATGAGTATATCCATGAATCGGAAGATGTGGAGTACACAGCAGACGGAGCGCAATCGTATTACTTTGAACTGAATAACCCTGCGACCGTCACAATCGCGGTAAACGGTGTTGTTGTATCTACTATCACAAACGCTGTAAAGAACGCCTACACGGTGTTTTCAGGGCTTATCGCAAATCCGTCAGGGTACGAAGTTACTTTAACGTTTTCGGGTTCGTATCCGTACAATTACCGAAATGTAGCATTGTATGAAACGACTTACGCTTTAGCCGCAGATGTTCCATATTACACAAAAGAAATGAAATATGAACTCTCGACGCTTGTATCCGACTTTTACAAAATCAAAGAAATCACATACAAAGGGGAAAGTTACCAAAATTCAGCAGAACATTATCACGAAGGTGATTCATTGCTGATTCTTGATGGAACAATGTCCGGTCAGTGGACGGTTTACTATTACGCTTACCCACAACAGATTACAAGCGCAACTACAGGCGCAACAGTAATTTCACTTGCGCCGGAAGTAGCTGTGCTGTTGCCGTTGTACATGGCATCGCAGCTGTATAAGGAAGATGATATTTCACTTGCTACACAGTGGAGAAACGAATTTGAAGTAGCAAGAGAACTTTTAAACCCGTTCACAGAGCCGGGCAACCCAGTATTCCTAAACACTATGGGGTGGTAAAATGGCGCAATTTTCAGTACCCGACGCAAAAAAGAAAAACCAATTTGAAATTGAAACATTCCTCGGAACAGATCGTACAACGCCTCCGGGCGCTGTTTCTATGGCTCGTTCTCCTGAATGTCCGAATATGATTCGTGAAACGCCGGGCAAAGTCAGAAAACGTTATGGCATTACTACAATGAAAAACTATAACGTTCCCGGATTATCCTCACATAGAATAACGCACGTTGCGGCTGCTAACGATACTTTTACCGTTTGCGGAATTACTTTTACTGCGGTCGCAAGCGGAGCAACCGGAAACCAATTTAACGTCGCCGCAAATACTACAGATCAAGCAACGAATATAAAAACAGCTTTAAGCGGCAACGCGACAATTTCCGCCCTGTATTTAGCTACAAGTTCAACAAATTATGTTTATCTTACCGAAATAACAGCAGGTGGGGGAAATACGCCTACTGTTTCTACCGTTACAGGCGATATCACGGTTGTAACCGGAGTTACAAGCACTTCTGCTGTCAGAAAAATTAACGGCGTTCATTTCCTCTATGGCACGACAACAAAAAAACTCGTGCATACCGGAACGGCGATTTACCTTGACGGTACAACGCCAACATTGCTTTATTCCGGTATGGCAGACCATATTTCCGTTTCAAAACAAATTAACAGTAAATTGTGGATTCTTGATGGAACTGGATATTACAAATACGACGGAACAACATTTAGCGATTCGTCTACAGGAGCGTATATACCGACAATTTTAATCGCTCGTGCGCCAACTGGCGGCGGTACGGTTTTAGAGCAAATAAACTTGATTAACAAATGGATGAAAGTATCGTTTGCTGGAACTGCGTCAGAAACTCAATATTTTCTTCCGTATATCGGGCTTGATGAGGATGAAATAATCGTTCAAAAAATGAATTCATCCGGCGTTTTTGAAACGCTTACACTTACAACTGATTACACTTGGAATTATACGACCGGAGATGTTAATTTTGTTGTCGCCCCCGGCGTATCCCCTATAACCGGTGAGGATAACGTAATAGTTACGTTTGCAAAGACTTTTACAGGCTATGCCGAAAAAATAGATAAGTGCGATATAAGTATTTTGTACGGCATGAACGGGGCGAGAAACATTCTGTTTGTTTCAGGGAATCCGTCGTACCCAAATTATGATTTCCATTCTGCGATAGATGATCCAAGTTACTTTGGCGATCTTTCGTATTCCGTTATCGGGCAAGACAGTTCGGCTATTTTGGGATATTCGATTGTAAACGATTACCTTGTAACGCATAAATCAAATGCGGAAAATGACAACAACGCGAATTTGAGATCGGGCTCTCTTGTGAGCGGCGAAATTGTGTTTGCGTCAGTAGGCTCTTATCCAACGTCAGGTGCATTGTCAAAATATGCGTTTGCGGTTTTGGAAAACGAACCGCTTTTTGTCACTACAAACAAAAAGATTTCCGCAATAACGCCGTCAGATGTCCTCGGAGAGCGATTTTCACAGGAACGGTCATACCGTTTATCCTATGACTTGGAAAACGACGCTTATTTAGCCGATTCTTATGCGTGCGTTTACAACGATATGTATTTCCTTGCGTCCGGAAGCACGATATACATTCTTGACGGGCTGCAATTTTACGTTGACAAAAACAGACCATACGCAAGCAGACAATACGAGGCATACTATTTCCCCAACATTTCCGCGAGGATAATGTGGGAAGAAGATAGCGAATTGTGGTTTGGCACTTCGCTCGGTATGCTGAAAAAGTTTGACAAGACTTCTCACAACGACGACGGTGTTGCTGTATCGGCGTATTGGGATACTCCAGAACTTGACGGGAACTCTTTTGCAGACAAGAAAACGTTTATCTATATTGCAGCAAGAATCGCCGCATACGTTAGAACGTCTGTAAAATTCAGCGCACGAGTCAAAGGTATATGGTCTACAATTATGGACTACAACGACGAAGCAACATATTTTGATTTTGGCGATATTGATTTTTCGAGATTCACATTTTCGACAGACACAACTCCGCACACAATCGGCAAAAAAATAAAAATCAAAAACGTCGATAAAGTACAATTCAGATTTGAAAATTCAGTTTTAGGCGAACCATTCACAATGTATAAGGCAGAATTTCTTTACACGGAAGGTAACAAATACGTAAAATAAGGAGGGTTTTAAATGGGATTACTTGATAACAAAATTACAACATACACAGACAATGTCGTTGATCTTTCTGATACTCCAAATGCAGATGGCATGTCTGCTGACGATTTAAAAGCATTTATCGACAGTCGCGGAGACAATGAGATAAAAGACTCTGTCAATGGGATTTGCGATGATTTGTCTGCCACAACAGACGGAGCAAGCGGCGGTGACCAAATTGGAATGACCGCTCTTGCGGGTGGAACTGCTACAACGGCGCAAGGTATTGCAGAAGAACTCGATACAACAATCAAAGCCTTACCGTCAAAGACTGAAACACCTTGAAGCACACCTCAATCAACGATGGGCAAACCTGATTCAGCCGGTACTTTTCGCCAATCGCCACCATCTTTTCAATGGTCGTCTCAGGAAGCGAATAGCCCTTGCCGTAATGCTTCTGCTGAAACTGCCAGATGCGCTGAAGTTCAGTTCGTGGGACATTGGCTGTGGGTCGCCCGCGTCGTGTTGGTTGCCAGGTGCAATCGTCAGGCACGCACAACCGGCCCTCGATAATGGCGGAACCCGGAACGTCGCCACGGTGAAACGCCTGGGTTGCCGACGTGTATGAAATCTGATTGAGGGTGCAGTAGTCTTTAAGTGTGAGCATAGATTAACGATAGCAGGAGTTCTATTTTTGTCAATATCACCAATGTTTGATAACCCCAACAACCGGAATACTTATTCCGGGAAAAGCATCCCTGCCTGATGTCGCTCCCGCTCTTTGGGAAAGAATTGTTGAACATACAGTGCGGCAGAAGATCGCGCTTCTTTTGAGGTATCGAAGGCGTGGTGATGTGAGCGGAAAGTAAATTCAGCAACCGAGTTTCCTTTTAATTCAATCCGCCAGCCCCAGCCTACAAACATATCATGGTAGTAGCAGGCGAGCACTGAAAGCAATAGGCCGCCAATGCTGGCCTGATAATAGTACCGGTCTTCTTGCTTATACCAGCCAGGCAAGTCTTCGGCGCCATCAATGTTAAAGCGTTTCCATTGAACCATATGTTTGTTTGCCTACCCTCATTCTCAGGTCATTCCAGTTCTTTACGCAAAACAACTGCACAATCTGGTAGTTCTGTTCGGGATCCATTTCGCGAGCACGCCGAAGCTCACATTCAAGCATATCAAGCGTGGCCTCTTCCATAGAGTGAAAAACCCAAGTTTTAGATTGTCCAACAATTTTATACTTGTAATGGCAAAACACCGGGGCGGCAGGAACACCAGGATTATTGTACCGCTCAACATTAAATCCAGAGCCGGATAATTGTTTGAGCCTTGCCATCGCCCTCACCAGCTTCCGGGCCGAATGCCGGGCGTCGTTCAGCGGGTTGTGCTCAGGCAGTTCTGACGGTAAGCGGGGCAAATCTCCCGTAATCCCAGCCGCAAGCTGAAGCGTGGCAATCTCGTGCAATGGGGCAGGTACAGCATTAAGCACATCAGCAAGCACATCAGCAAGCACATCATCAGCAAGATGAGCATAGTATGCCTCAGCAGCAACTTTCTCAAGAAAAGTAATTTCTACTGGTGACGCCCAATCAGCCCAAAAGGTGCAGACTTTAGGGTGATTTTTATACCCACTAACTGGACTATTGACCCACCATTGTTGGAGTTTATCCCAAAACGAAAGACACAAATGACGATTAGAAGTCTTTTCAAATTCCGGGCAGTTCTTCTTTACCCATTCCATTGCATTTGGTTCAACCTTAGAGGCACGAACGTTGAAAGGGGAAGTCGAATATATGCCTGAGTCGTGTTCCTTGCCGTCAAGGTCAACCACGGTCCAGCCCACGGCAAAACCTTCACCGTACAAACCAACCGATTCAACATCAAACACGAAAAACAATGATGATTCATTAACTTGCATTGGTAGTTTCACTTTCTTTGGGATTTTTTGAAGAACGAAGGAAAGTCCGGGCCGGGTCAAAATCAATAAACCGATCACCTTCCATCTCGTGATACCCTTTGATGGTACAGAACCGAAGCTCAGCATCCGGGAAATACGTCACCAGGTGCTCCCAAAATTGAGCCAGCGACGTTTCCTTGTCGGTATCTACCATCGCACACAGCGAATCCCGCTCACCGGATGAGCCACTTTTCCAAATCTTGAGGCTTTCGGGCCAACCGGTCA